GGAATAGGCCAGGCAATAGGTGAATCTATTTCAACTGGTGCAAGTTTAGCTTCAACATTAGGGCAGGTATTATTAAGTAGTTTAGGTAGTGTTTTAGGGCAACTTGGCCAATTAGCTATCGCAACAGGGGTTGCTATACTCGGAATAAAGCTATCACTAAAATCATTAAACCCTGTGGCGGCAATTGCGGCAGGGGTTGCATTATTGGCATTGTCTGGAGTCGTAAGAGGGGCGGCAAATAAAATTGGCGGAGGCGTTGGTGGTGCAGGCGGTTCAACTTCTCCGCAGCCTGCATATTCAGCAAGTTCGGGTACTTCATCTTATTCAGCAAGTTCGGGCGGTGGCGGTTCAGGTACAGTAGTATTTGAAATTTCAGGAACAAATTTAGTCGGTGTATTAAATAGAGCAGGTGCAAAATTACAAAGATTTGGCCCTTAAATTATGGCATACTTAGAAAGATATTATTTCACATTTAATGAAACGCAGGATAAGCGTAACCCATCCGTATTTAATAGCTACGAAGTTAAGATATTAGAAAAGGATGGATATATTGCAGCAGAAGAAATTCAAGCCGTAGAGAATCCAGTTCAGATCAATTATCAGAATACAAGCGAGTTAATTTTAGATCCTTTCATTGGATCGGAAGCTACTTTAAATCTGATAGCAACCGTAGACTTTCAATTACAGAATTTATATACAGAGGATGAGTTAAGATGGTTGATTGTCGTATATCGTAACGGTTCTGTAATTTGGCGAGGGTTTATAATTCCTGATGGATGTCAGGAATCGTTTACTTTTGCACCTTATACAATTTCGGTTAATGCAGTTGATACATTAGGACTACTTAAAAACCTTGCATACGTTCAAAACGATGGTAATTTTTGGTTAGGTAAACAGTCTTATATTGATGTTATTTACAATTGCTTGAATCGTGTACCTATTCCTGATATTAACATTTATACGTGTGTTAATATTTATGAGGAGGACTACCCTTCAACTGATACAGACGATCCATTAGCTTTGACATTCGTAAATGCTGAAACGTATCTGAAAAGCGATAATATTAATCCGTTAAATTGTGATGAAGTTCTTAAAAATGTCATGCAGGTTTGGACTGCACGCATAATTCAAAGTGAAGGTGACTGGTATATTTACAGACCAAATGAATCCGTATTATCTGAAAGTCTAATTTTCCGAAAATATGTGAACGGAGTTTATACAACAACCGTTACTAAAAATTTAGGTCAGTTATTAGGAGGCGAATCAGAGGGTTTAATATTAGCTCCTTTATTTCATACCAATACCGATCAAATGTCAATGATTGCAAGGCCGTTTAAAAATAACTCAATATCTTTTAAATTCGGTACTAACTATAATTTGGATGAGGAATTAGATAATCCTGATTTGTCAGATGCTTCGCAAAGTTGCGGAGGTGATCCAATAGGGCCATGTGCGTTTGTTACTATTCCCGGATGGACAAAAACGGGATATATGGAGGCTGGTTTATATCCAACAGGGGGAGTGATATTTTATTCAGATGAGGCTACTTATCCAACACTTACAAATTATTACGAAAATGATAATTTAATACCCGTAGTATTAAATCCAACTTACGGGGAAAAAGTAAAGTTTGTTATTGATTATGAAAATCCTAATCCTTTATTTGGAACTGATATGAATTTTGTAATTAGCTTAACAGATGGGAGTATTGTTTGGTATTTGCAAGCCAATGGAGGATGGGCAATAACTTCCGTTGAGCCTGGAATAAATTATTATCAAATACGTTCAGCAATTGGTGAGGGTGGAACTGAAACAATCATATCAAGTACTGTTCCATCATCAGGAAATATTACATTTCGTATTCTTGCTCCATCTGGGACTGTTAATGATATTGTTTATACCAATATTTCAGGGTTTGTTTTTCAAGACCCAGGCGATCAAGTTGGCGAAATTCATACAGCAACCCAAAACGGAAATTTTACATTCGTACCTGATACAATAGATGTTTTAAACGGTGATGCCACAAATCCTCAATACATGGGTGCAATGTATCAAACAGATGAGGTTACACTAACATCTAATTGGTGGCGGAAATATGCGGCAGAATCAGCTTTGGCGGTTGAGTTTGCAACATACAAACCATTGTTAAGGCTTGCAGTTGAGGAAACAGAACGGATGCATCAAAGCCCTTACGTAAAATTCGATGGTTCGATCTTCGGTTATTTTAATCCTATGTCACGATTTAAGATTAACCTATTAAATGGTTTTTTCATACCTTTACAGTTAAGTTATGATTTACAGGCAAATAAATGCCGGGCAACTTTGGCACGTATGAATAATGATGAATTTGCACAGGTTTATAGTTTAGAACCTGATTACGGTGCAACAACAAAAGTATTAGTAAAAGGAACGCCATAATGAACGGAAACGAAGCCATACTGTATTGGAACGATGAGCCTATTGCATGCCTTACAAGCAACTCAATGAGTGAGGTTTTATCTTTCCTTACTACTTGCAAAACAACGCAGGCAGGGGCTTTGAAATTCATTCCCGTAGCTAATTCATACACGATCAACTTTGAAGCTGTAATGATAACTGACGATTTAATGTCGTGGGATAGTTTATCAACATTAACTCGGGGTATGGAGTTAGGAAGCTGGGAATTATCAGGTATTCAAGATTCAGGATTTGGTCATTTATCCAATTTGGAAATGGTTGCAAGTTCAGATGGTATTATAACTTTTACGGGGTCGATTTTGGGTTATGGTGAGATAGTACCAACTGATCAGATATTTAACGTATGGTATCAGGATATTGATACCTATGTAAACAATGTAATGAAATATGTATTTGTAAATTAAAATATTATGCCAATTGTAGGAATATACACAAAAGACTTCCCTTCCATTGGTCGGGCGTTACTCGATACTGATATATTGGTGGTTGCCGTAGTTGGTGAAACGGTAACCTATCAAACAACGGTATCAGCTTTGCGATCTGCTTTAAAGATTAGCATTACAGCTGTATCGGATAGTAGTGGAGAATATGACCTATCGGCAACGGGGGCAACTGATACACTCGTATGTGTTTACGAGGGTGATAATACAGTTCCGGCAAGTTATAATAAATCAACAAAAATACTATCAGGTTTAAATGCAAGTACTACCTTTACAGCTAAATTTATATAACATGAAAAAACTACTTTTAATATTATTATTAACTCCATTTTTTGCTAATTCTCAGGTCGTAAATACGATATTGAGAAAGAATACAGCTACTAAGGTTATCAGCTCATATAGCTCAGGTTCGGCAGGTTCGGATACTTTGGCAAATGTCTACAAATTGGAGACGTTTACAGAAGGTCAGGTTCCGGCGTGGGATGCAACAAATAAACGTTTTATAGCTTCAACGGCTGCATTGTCAGGAATTAATACATTTGTTTTTAGTCGTGACGCTTCCGATATTTCAGGCTATAAACAGGCTGTGTCTTTAAATAGTTATGTTGAGGGCGCAAAAGATACTGCAACTATTACGGCAACCACAGGCGGGGTATTAATGCAAGAGTTTGCAACAAATGTAGGCTTTCCCGGTATTACAGTAATACAGCCGGGAGAGTTTCGAGTTTATTACGAAAGTAAAAAATCATCAGGCGGTCAAAATTACTGGACTTATGCCGTAGTGCTAAAACGGAATTTAGCAGGCACGGAAACGGTTATTGATACCACAGAGTTAAGTACGGTCACTTCAGAAAACACGCTTCAAAATGTATCCGTTGGTTTTTTGGTAACTGAAAATATATCGCTGTTATCTTCTGATAGATTGGTGGTTAAAATATACGCACAAATGCAAAGCAGTACCTCAGATGTTGATTTGTATTACGACGATGCTACATACGCGCGTTTGACACTTCCGGCGGCTTCGGTTGATGCGACAAACTTTGTGCCTTATGTTGGGGCGACGAAGGATTTAGATATGGGTTTTTTTGATGTTACGGCTGATAGTTTGAGGGCAGGCGTAGCTATATTAGAAAAAAATATTGACGCAGCTAACACTGGACTTATTG